ATTAAATATATCTACCTCTCTGAGCTGTTCTGGTGATTTATCTTTAACCCTATCCAGGTCTTTTAACATCAGCTTAATAAATGCTATTGAGGCATCAACACGTAAATCTCTAATATCAGTCTTGATATCGACTATATCGCTTTTTGTAGCAATCGTATCATTCAGCCACTGGGCCGCACCTATTAAAGCGCTGGTAACAGTAATGATACTAACAACTAATGTAATATTAATTTTATTCATAAATACAACTATACAACATGATTTTTATTTTACCTAACTGTTCATTATTTGAGCGTTGTTTATCTCAATGCTATACTTACCATGACATAAACTGTCACAGGAGGTATTTATGTTAGATCCAGATGAATGTATGGACTCTATCGTAGTAGTTGAACTCCCTAACCAACGTAATATAACAGAGGATGAATTTGTTGAACTACAACTTGAGTTTGAAGAACTTGCAGCATGAATAAAAGCCAGCTTAACCGCTGGCTTTTTTTATTTTTAAGTATACGTTTATGTAATTAAAATTCTAGCATTGTTGCTTTTCGCCTTTCTTCATAGGCTTTTGGTATCATTTGTGCTCTTCTTTCCTCAAACCATAATGACTCCCTCGATAGATACTCATAGAACCTGTAGTGGCATTTATCAACTTCAAAGGTGTTAATAATGTCTTCTATCCATATGTTAAACATATCTACCTCAGTACACTTTAAAATAATAAACCTAAGACAGAGTGAATTATTTTTACTTTCCCCTCTGTTGCCGCGTAAGCCATCATATCAAGCAAGCCTATTGCCGCTAATGCAATTAAAATACATTCAAGCCTAGTTTTTGTTATTTTCCTCATTT